CTTTCTGAACTTTTCCACTAACTGCCGTTGTGAAACGGAGGTTATCGAAAGTGGCGTTCAGATATGCATCCTCAATTTGTCGTTGGAACTCTGGTGTATAGCCCCAGTACTGCCAAACCTGGTAGCGCATGTAGTCGTCGTCCTCCCATTTACCATCTTTTGGAATGGCGTGGTGTAGATCAACGAACTGCTTCGCCCATCGGTCTGTGTACAATTCCCTCGCATTCTCCTTAATCTGTGCCACTCTGCTTAATAAGCCTTCCATCACTGGGTGTACCATAGGTAGTCCCCAGTGTACTTTCCTGTTGGATTTCAGTATGCCCACAAACAAGTCGCCACATTGTCGCGACCCATCTCGGTTAACTACCCAGAAAGCCCTTTGTAAGGTTCTCAAAGGATCCATGTAACACTTCCATTCTCCAATAGAGTTGAGTATCAATTTGCTGTGGCAGAACTCTTCGTCCTCTAAAGTGAGTGCTACTTCCTTCTCTAGCTTAAGTCCGCAGACCTTAGGAATCCAGTCAAACCATTTTAAAAGTTCAACCAAGTCCTTTCTTTCGCACCAGATGAGAGAATCATCTCCGTCGCAAAGGAATTCGACATGCAATCCACTTACTCGTATAAGTGTCCGGATGATGCATATGTTGATCAGAGAGTTACCGCCTCCTGTGTCACGGTCCCCAGACATGCGTGTTCCAACTGCGGTATATTTTATCATACCCGTTACTACACGATTAATCAGCTGGAATTTCATGAAACCCTTTGGTAGCCTGAACATGCGTGAGTACAAGTAATGTGTCAACTCAAGCATATGGGTATGCAAGTGAGCATCAAACTTACTGTAATCAGCCTTCATGGCCACAGGGTCTTTGAAACAAGCACGCTTCTTTGCCCAAAGCTGTGCCCTTTCATCCATGTTCATTCCTTTGCTGCAGTCTGGTAGTTTATCTCTACCGAGACCCCTGGTTTTCAAAACAACGTTCTCAATCGGCTCAATAAACCTATTGAGTTCGCAGTTTGTTCCTGGGTCTCTAAACTGGATCATTCGCGGTGGTTTTGTATTTGCGATGACCTTCTCGTACTTGTCAGCCTTTACGAAAGACGTGACACCAGTACGCAGTTTCCCTGATCTAATGGTACGATTATAGCACTGAACCAACTTCCTGTACTTTGGTCCTATGAAACTCCTGATGTATTCAGCGGCGTCAGCAAACTCGAGATAAGTTTGTCCCGCCAAGAGATCCATGGTGGTGTACATCTCCTCTAACCATTGCTGCTGAGTTAGACCGAGTATTGTACTTTTGCTAATAAAGATCGTACCTTTATCCGTGTGCTCAAGCCATTCTGGCTCGGGATTATTATTTAGCAGATGACGGGCGGTCAAGCCAATCATCTTGTTGTTATGACAATTGTGGTGAGTCACAATGTCAGGCGCTAAATAACCCCGAGGTGACAGTAGCCTTCTGGTGAACCCAGTGTGTTTGCACACATCTAAGCCCTCTGTCAGGCTATGGCCTGGAGCTATCTCGCCTCTAGGGAGTGGGGAGCAAATCCCATCCCGGCGGTATCCCTATTCGTCTAGGGAACGCTCCTGTCTGGTACCAAACCAGCCCTTCCTCCAACAGAGAACTAGCCCTATTACTATGGCTGTCTCCACTACCATGCCCTTTGGCAACATCGCCCGCACCAGAAATGAGACCACTCCCGACAAGTATGGTGTGACCCAACTTGCTCCAGGGATAGATGACATAAGACCACGGGCGATCAACATCCATGCGCGCTGGAAAATCCAGACGGCAATGGGGCTGGTTGCCATTGAGGCAAATAGCATGGAAAAGGCAAGGGTGACAATGATTGCCCAGACATTTGGTGCAGCGAGCACAGTGAAGCACCTCTTCGTGTAGAAACGGTACAAGCGTTTCTTCTCCTGAAAATCCTTATCAAGGATTGGAGCGATGAGGTGGCGGTCGTTGCTGGTCACCACTAGGGCATCGCTGGCGCACATCTCGATAAGCTTCACTGTGTTAAAGCTCTGATGTTCTTCTGGCGTCAGCTCATACGTGGCTATTGTCTGGCGTGCGAGATTTGCAGCTCGCATGGCAGCAGTAGCATCGCGCGAAAAACCCACTAATTCGCGCGACACACATTGTGTCACGTTCAGCCAGACCTCTGCACATGTTGGTCTGGCATCCTCCGTCCTCTTCTCCTCCTTCTTCTGCGCGATAAGCTTGTCAACCTCCTCAACCGTAAGGAGTTCTTTCCTGTGCTGATGAGTGTTGTAAGGCTTTCGCGATGACAACTCTCCGGCGCGTTGTTGGATGGTTGCGTCGAAAACATCAGCGCAGTCGTTGACTGCTTCCCTCAAGTGCAGAGGGCTGTACTGTTGGAGCCAGAATAACTCATCGGCATTGCCGTGTCCATCAATCTGGGCCTGTCTCAATCTGTCCAGGCGCTCCTCCACCAGTCTCTCTTCAGGGCCCCAATTGGGGTCGTCGTGGGTGCCCTGTTCGAGGAGGTACCCGAATTCCAGGGTATGATCTCGATCCTCCTCAAAGTGTACTTCCTCCAACAAGGAGCCATGGCTCTGGTATCCCACCTCCAGATCCACTTGCCCCTGCTTTACGTACCAAATCGCGCCAGTAGGTGAGTAGGCGAAGCCCTCTCTAACCAAGTCGACTGGTTTCTTCCATCCCGGGTGGGACCACATCTTCTGCAACTCCACAAGCGTGTAGGAACGCCCGGTTGCCTTTGCCCTGTATCCCGCGGAGAATCGCAGCACGTGTTCGTGCGACGACCATCCCGCCCTCTTGGAAGGGCGCTCCTTCAGTTGCCTCTCATCCTCCTTTGACAGAGGATGGGATTTGACCTTTGGAGGGGTCAGGGACTTCTTCTTCTGTGGACGCGTCAGTGCTAGTCCGTCCACAACGTCTCTCCGGCCGTGTTTGGAAAACTTGGTAGACGCTCGTCCAGGTTTTCTCGACCCGCCAGGTAATTTTGACCCCCTGGCGTGAGGTTTCTCTTCCGTTTTCGTCGGTGCGGCATGTAATTTCTTGCCCATGCTAGGCTTGTCCACAGGGGACGACCACCTCTCATTGAGAGTGAGGCGCTCTGTGGCCAGGGTTGATCTCGCACTCGAGGGACCCAGTACTCCTTCACCACCATGATTCCCAGTCATGGTGCAGTAAGACATTCTTTCCA